TATCAAAACACGGGACACCAGACCTTAAGTATTATGCTTTTGACTGGGATGATAACATTGTCCATATGCCAACTAAAATTATTTTACAAAGTGAAGATGGTGATGATGTGGAAATGTCTACAGATGATTTTGCTGAATACAGAAGTAAAATAGGAAAAGAAAAATTCGATTACAAAGGTGAGACTATTGTAGGTTTTTCTGATGACCCATTTAGAAACTTCAGAACACATGGTGACGGACAGTTTTTAATAGACGCTATGAGAGCTAAACCAGGGCCTGCTTGGGATGACTTTGTAGAAGCAATCAACAACGGGTCCATTTTTGCAATAATCACTGCAAGGGGTCATAACCCGAACACAATTAAAGAGGGGGTTTTCAACTATATTATAAACAATTATAAGGGTATTGATAAGGAGAAACTTTTAAAGAACTTAAGAAAATATCGTGAGTTTGCTGGTGAAGAAGAAATGACCGAGACACAACTTATACGTTCATATTTAGAAATGAATCGTTTTAACCCTGTAAGTTTTGGTGATGCGTCAGGTGCTCAAAACCCTGAACAGGCGAAAATAAGAGCTTTAGAAGATTTTATTTATTATATTAAATCGATGGCATCTTTACTTAAAGGTAGGGCGACCCTCAAAAAAGACATTGCAAATAAATTTATTCCTGCTGAACCTAAAATAGGTTTCTCTGATGATGATTTAAAAAACCTAGAAGCAATTAAAGGATATTTTAAAGACAAAGAAGAAGGATTAACTACTTATTCAACAGCTGGAGGAATTAAAAAGCAATATTAAATAAACTGGAAACTAGAACTAGATACAATGCAATTGTAGTAATTTAACTTTAAAAAGTCAATAGGTAAAAAAACTAAAAATTGTATATTTATAGATAAATTAACAAAGTAAAAGAAACAAAGAACAATGGCTGATTTATTAATGAAAATGCCGATACCTTACGAACCTAAAAGAATGAACCGATTCATTCTAAGGTTCCCATCATCTTTGGGTATCAACGAATGGTTTGTAGAGAGCGCTGCTCGACCACACATTACAATTAATCCGGTTGAAATACCGTTTTTAAATACATCTACATTCGTTGCGGGTAGATTTAACTGGCAGACAATTCCTGTAACATTCCGTGACCCAATTGGACCTTCAGCAGCACAAGCTATGATGGAATGGGTTCGTTTATGTGCGGAATCTGTAACTGGTCGTATGGGTTATGCCGCGGGTTACAAAAAAGATGTCGACCTTGAGATGTTAGACCCAACAGGTGTCGTAGTAGAAAAATGGATATTATATGGAACATTCTTAAGTGATGTTAACTTTAACCAGTTGAATTACAGTCAGGATGGATTAGCAACCATTGCAACAACACTTAGAATGGACCGTTGTGTGTTAATTTATTAAGAATTGTTTATTTACTTTTTTTTCAATTTATATTTAACCGTAGAGCTAAACTCTACGGTTTTTTATTATGGATGAATCAGCACAATATGGACAGATGGAATTTTCATTACCACACGATGTGGTACCGCTACCATCAAAAGGAATTTTTTACAAAAATAAAAAAGACAGTGTAAAAGTCGGATACCTAACAGCTGCAGATGAAAATATTCTTATGGCTGGTGGTAGAGATATGACATTGAATCTATTAAGAGCCAAAATTTATGAACCAGGTCTTAGACCTGAAGAATTAATGGAAGGTGATGTTGAAGCGATTTTAATTTTCTTACGTAATACATCTTTTGGTTCTGATATGGAAATTACGGTAACTGACCCAAAAACAGGTAACCCATTCAAAACAAATGTTGATTTGAGTGAATTGGATATCAATAAAGGAAAGTCTCCCGATGAAGATGGAACTTGGACCGTTATGTTACCAATGTCAGGAAAAAATGTTAAATTAAGACCACTTACATTCGGACAATCAATCGAATTAACAAATCAGTTAAATACATACCCCCAAGGTAGAATTGCTCCAAGAAGAACTTTAAGACTCCAAAGAGAAATTGTCTCAGTGGATGGTAATACTGATAAAGGTGAAATTGCTAAGTTCTCAGAACAAATGCCTTTAGCAGACTCAAAATTCATAAAGAAATTTATGGATGACAATGAACCCAAATTAGACTTAAGTCGCGTCGTTATAGCCCCGTCAGGAGAAAAGCTCACAGTGAATGTTGGGTTTGGGGTTGAATTTTTTCGCCCTTTCTTCTGAACATAGGCAAACCCAATTAGACGAATTTTATTATTTGGCAAAACTTCTTCATATAGGATGGGGGGAGTTTTTGTCTATGCCCATTTTTTACAGAAAATATCTTTTAAATAAGTGGATTGAGGATAATCAAAAACCATAAAATCAAAGTAGTCCTATTTATAGAAAAAAAGAATCGGTATGGGCCAAATGGATGAATTGTTTGAAAATCTTGAGAAGTTTTTAAAACCTTTAAAAACTTCAGTGGGTATGTTTAATGCCATAGATACTGCTGTCAGAGACACTAATAATGCTTTAGGTGAATCAAGAACTCGAGTTACTGAGTTTTCAACAAGTATTGCTGATAGTGTAAGGGAAGTCACAAGACTTGGAGGTACCGCAGCCGATGCTGGTAATGTAATTGCTCAAGTAGCTGAAGGGTCTAAAAGAAATATGATTGCTACTACCGAAACAATCACAGAACTTTATGCCGCAAGTAAATACCTTGGTATCGAAGTCCAAAATCTTACAGAATCTTTTGGTAAGGCAGGTATGGAGGCATCTTTAATTGCTGAAAGAACCGTTGATAGTATTAGTTATATTCAAAGTTTAGGGTTAAACGCTAAGGAAATTATGGAGGATGTCGTAGACAATATGGATATGATGAACCGATTTAATTTCCAAGATGGTGTAATGGGTTTAACAAAAATGGCTGCTCAGGCATCTATGTTGAGATTTGATATGAATAAGACTGCGGAATTTGCCGACTCAGTTATGGACCCTGAAGGCGCAATTAAAATGGCGTCAACGTTCCAAAGACTCGGTGCGACAATGGGAACTTTAGTTGACCCTTTCGCCTTGATGGATGCATCAATCAATGACCCTGGTAAATTACAAGATAGTATTATCAATATGGCAAAAACATATGCTCAGTTTAACGAAGAAACACAAAGATTTGAGATTAACCCATATGGATTAAGAATGTTAAAGGAGATTGGTCAAGAAACTGGTTTAGGGGCTGACAACCTGAAAAAAGCGGCTCTTGCGGCTTTAGATTTAGATACTCGATTGGCAGATATTAATTTTAGTATTGATGCGTCAGATGAAGACAAAACTTTAGTTGCTAACTTAGCAAAAAGAGATGAGGGTGGTGAATACATAGTTAAAGTATCCGATGAAGAAGGGTATAAAAAACTTTCAGAATTATCCCAAGGGCAATTTGAAAAACTTGTAAAACAACAAGAGGATACCCCAAAAACTATGGAAGAGATTGCGTTAAAACAATTAGACCTTGATACGCTTATTAATCAAAATGTTAAAGCTATGGCCGACGGATTGGCTGCGGCACTTGTTGGACAAACCTCAGTATTTAGAACTGCTGAAGGTGTTAGAAATGTTGCGGAAGACGTTCAGGGAGCGGCATTTAGTGCTATGGGTAGTTCCCAAGACATTAGAAAAATGTTTGAAGGTGTTGGTGATGACATTAGGACTTTAGTTTATGAAGCCGCTCAGAATAGAGATGCTAAAAGTATTGATAGTGCATTAAGTGCAATTGAAAGTGCTTATGAGGGTACTAAAGATAAGTCGGCCGAAATGATGAAAACATTTCTGGCTAATTTAGGTGACAACAAACCTAAAAGTGAGATAGAAAGTGGATATAATAAAATTGTTAATTCTATGAAAGAGTTTGCTGGGGTTAAAGATAAAAATATTAATATTGAACAAAATGTATCTATGAATGGTACCGTTAAGTTTCAAGTTGAAACATCTCCTGGTATGACAAGAAAAGAGTTTGAGGATATACTGAACTCAACAGAGTTTAAAAACAAAA